AGGGCAGATTTGACTGATGCAGTCACAAGAGTGATTAAGTGGCATGAGGAATGTCTACTCAGGTACGGGAATGCTGGCTTCGACATCCTAAGCAAGTCAGAAGCGTTGTCAAAAGCATATCTCTCTCTTTGTTCTGGGGACGAGTTCGGCCCAGAAGGTCCCTTCGGGCGCATGGAGGTCAAGGTCCTGGGGAAAGAGATTTCCCTAAAAGCAGATAACGACAATCGTGAACCGCTTGCCCTTCAGTTCAGGTATATTCTTGAGTCAGTCAGCGATCCGCAACTCGTCACAGAGATTTTTGGTCTTCAGAAAATATCAGGACACCCAATGGTGGACCCTAGGAAAGGCTTAACTGCAGTGGCAGCCGCATCCAGGACTCCATCAGAGGCCACTTACTCAGATTGTCAAGAGTTAGCATGGAACTTCTCCCGAATGTTCCTAGAGACGTATGTACGGAAAAGGGGGTGGCCAATTCTTACCTTCTCCAAAGGCGGAACGAAGTTGGAGACACTCTACTCTCTCCAGAAGAAACACCTGCATAGATGGAGTTACCCCCTAAGCGACTGGGCACACTGCAGGTTTGAAAGGATCTTTGAGTTTGACTTCAGTCCCAACTACCTTGAGCTCATGGACGACAAGGCAATCTCGCAGTATCGGGATAACATTGCATCCAACTGGTACTCTGAGGTCGAGGCAAGGAGTCACAGGAGACTCATCCTAGAGCTGCTATCAAGAGAAGATGTCGACCCAAAGAAGGTCATAGAGGCAATAATGAGACGAGATATACCTTATCTGTGGAAGATTGTATGTCTTTACCCAAAAGAGAGGGAGTTCAAGCTCAACCCGCGGATGTTCGCCATGATGGTGTTTGAAATGAGGCTGGCGTGGACTCTACTAGAGGACAACATAGCCAAGGACATTTTGCCATTCTTCCCGCAACTTACCATGGTTGATGATCGTCTGGAGATCACAAAGACCTTCCTTGATATGACAAAGCCCCGACCAAGTGATACAACGAGGACAGTCTTCTTCGAGAATGACCTGACTACGTGGTGCCAACTTTGGCGCAAGTCTACAGTCAACCCTGTTGCTATGGTTGTAGAGGATATGTACGGCATGCCAGGAGCATACACATACATACATGA